CGACACATAGGCGTTGGTCGCCGAATACGGCATGTACTCAATCCGCAGAGTCTGGTACGCCGCCCCGCCAGCAGTCACAGCCCGCTTCGCCAAATTGTTGACGTTCGCCGCTGTGAGTTCGTTGGTCGTCTGCGTCGTGCTATTGCTGGTCTCGGTCTGCCAGACAGTCCCGCCATCCACTTTGACGAACACCGCTCCGCTGTACGAAGCGGGAGGGCCAGCGCCGTTGTCCTGCAGTGAGTTCGCGCCCACCGCATCCAGCAGCCCCACGAGGATGTTCGCGTCGTCGGTGTTGGCCTCGGTGAACTGCACGCGGGCTTCAAAGAGCAAAGGCTTGTCAGCCGCAAACTTGAACACCTCGTTCGCCGACTCGATGTAGGCTTCGTCGTTGTCCGCCACAGTGCCGTCAGACGCCACGAGGGCGATGATCCCACCCGCCGCATCGCCAACGCTCGCCGTGCCAGAGTCGCTCAGCGTGGTCACCCAGTCCGCCGAGTCCACATCACGCAGAAAGTCGTCTTGAATCGTGAATTGGTGGCGGAGTCGCAGCAACTCCGGCAAACCGTCAGTACGTACTGCCATTGCTGGCCTCCTTAGTTGGAACGAATGGCAGCCAGAAACTGCCGGGGATCACTGGGATACGACACCGCCGCAGCCACCGGGGGAGAGACAGCCGGACGCCCGGCCCGCTGCGTCACCGGCCACGATTCGAGCAACGCCGCCCGTTTGTTGGCATCGACAGCCAAGAGGGCTTTGAGTCGCTCGGGGGTGACCTCTCGGCCAGACGACTCCAATAACTTCCGGGCGTCGTGATCGGCCTTGACCACCGCGAACCCCTCCATGAGGGCGTCCAGCTTGCTCATGATCGGGGTCAGCGATTCGGCCACCGCCTTCTTCACGTCGGGCATCTCCTGTTCCTCCATCTCGGGCTCTGACATCTCGGCAACCGGGGCCGCGTCTTCAGCCTGCAGCATCTCCTGCGCCTTGAGGATTGCCGCGATTTTCTTCATCTTCGCCGCTCGGTCACCGTCACCGGCCAGCACTTGGGACACCATCGTCGCGAAGTAGTCTTCGTTTTCTTTGACGGGCAGATCGGCATATTCGCCCATCCCCTCCGCAGTGAGGATCTTCTCCTCGCCCGCAGCCATCGCCGCTTCTCGAATCGTCATGCGTTGCTTCTCGCTTTCAAAAAGCCCCGCGTTAGTCGCCGGGGTCTGGACTAGATCAATCGAGTGAACCCGCTCGACGGTCTCCACAATCACCTGCTTCCCATCCATGCGGACGGTTCCCTCGGCATGATGACTCAGGCCAATTCGGTTCGGATTGCGCTCCGCTGCCTCTGCGACAAGTTCGGCCTGCGGATGCGACTTGAGGTAATGCAGGTCACCGTACACCGCGCCCTGCTCCTGCCGGACATTGCGAATCCAGCCGAACGCCTCGGCGAGTGGTCGATCTTTCCGCTCGGTCGCTGGATGGTCCACATTGACGGGAGCACCCTCGTACAGTCGGGCAGCCTCTGCCATCGCACGCGGGCTGTAACGTCGCCCGTTGCGGCTGTCCTGCCCCAGGATGCGTACCCCCTCGATCAAACCGGCTTCACGGTCGACACGTCGGGGGGCGATGGTGGTCTGCTCGGTGAGTCGCATATCCCGATTGTCACCGGATGCAACTCCCCCGCAATATCCACCCCGATAAAATGGGGCGTTCATACAAAATGCACCCTCGGGCAAATTTACCCAAGGGTCAGAGAACGCGGTTGCGGATCGCTGTCGGCTCGGCCTTCGTCTGCAAATAGCACCGGCAATTGGGGTGCGCCGGCGGGCCACCGTTGCGGATGATCTCGTCCACCGCACGCCCACCGCCTGGCCCTGGCAGATTCTGCAGCACCACGTCCCACAGGTCGACTGACTTGCCATGTAGGGGTCGGCAGATCGGACAGACCTTGCCGTCCTTCTCGGTCTGCCATCGCGTCACGAGGTTCAAGGAGAACGCCGCCAGCAGTAATTGGGTCGCGTTGGTCCCCTCGGTCTGTGCCAGAGTCGTTGTCGTGGCCGCTGTCACTGCGTCACGATCCGGGCCGAGTGCCGACGCTAGGACGCCCTCGATATCCGCAGCCGTGCCCGTTCGGATCAGTTCGCCCGATGCAATGACGATCTCCTTCGCGGACTGGATCGACGAACGGGCCGAGTCTGCCGCGATGGCCTGTGCCCGTAGCAGTGCCTGCCGGTATGCCTGCGTCCGTGTCTCGTCACTCGGCTGTTGACCGGCTGGAAGCAGTTCTTCGGCGTGCTGGTTCAACGCGGCAAGGATGATCGCCAACAAGATCAACGCCAGTTCCCGCCTGCGCTCCTCTTCCCAGCGGTTCCAATCGGCCTCGCTCACGTTGCGGATGTCCGGGGGATTGCCCAGCATCTCCCGCAACTCTCGCCGCTGACGTGACGTGAGGCGAGACAGCCGACGTGCGAAATCAGCCTCAACGCCCATTCGGTTGGCCAGTTCGCTCACTGCTGCAATCCCTCCAAGATCGCCCGGGCCTCTGGCAGCGTCCGGACGCTCTCCAATGCCGCGACGATTGCCGCCTGCAGAGTGCCAGCGTTCTCCGCCGAACCGCAGCCCGAACAGTCGCACGACTCAGAGACATTGCCCACAATCCCCGCTGCCCAGTCCACGCCGCTGGTCCCACCCCAGCCCAACCACGCGACGTGCCCGGCATCTCGCCACGGCTCGCCCTCATACTCCGGGGCAACGTCGGCGTTCTTGCGATGCCGGGCAAACGCCGCCATCCGCCCGACGGTCTCACGTGACAGGTTCTCCCCGGATGCCAATTGATTGGCTCGCGTCCATCCCACTTGCGTCATCCCTGCCACCGCGTCCCCGTGCTCATCACGCCACTTCAGCACCCTCCGGGCGTTGTTGCGGGCCGCCTCGGGAGGGCTGTACGAGTCCTCGGCTTCCCTGACCGGCATGATCGACGGGGCCGGCGATTGGGTCGGTCCCTCCTCCGCTCGGTTGCGTTGCTCCTCCTCCCAATCCAGCCCCATCTGACGGGCTGCCGTCCTCTTGCTGACGACGCCCATGCCCAATTGGATCTGGGACACGTCCGCCAGTTCCCGGGCGTTCCTGCTGGCCACAGAGGGCTTCTGGACGGCAATGTCTACGATGGCCTCGATCTCTGGCCACGGCCGGGCAGTCAACAAGCCCCTATCGTGTTCGAACCGCAGCACCTTCCACAGCAACGCGGTGAACTCCCTCGCGTAGAACGACTGATCGGCCTCGCGGGCTTTGACAAACGGGGATTCGGCCACCAGCGTGCTGGCGTAGTTGGCGTTACTCGCATCGCCGCTGACCATGTATTCCGGCATGGCCCACCGCGTCCCCACGATCCGCAGCACGTACTGCGACACCTCAAGGAATCCGCTGTTACGCTCGGCCCCCATCGGCCCCGGCTTGTAGACCAGCCCCGGCGACGGCTTGAGGATCGTCCCCGGCTTGTACCGCTGCACGTTCTGGTTCTTCGTACCACCGCCGACCACCTGCCGCCCGTACTGCGTCACAGCATCGGACGCCCCGAGGGTCTGAATGCTGGCCTGCGATGTCCCAGGGGGAGCCTCCAAGATCCACGCGATGGCCGATTGAAGGGCAGCACCCTCCGCCATGTTCCGCCGCAACTTTGCCTCGCGGCTGATCTCCTCCACGACGAGGAACGTGTCAGAGACGCCCCGCTTGGCATTGCGGCTCACGTTGCGTTTGATGTGGCACATCCTGCGGGAGGGGATGTAGTCCCAATCCAGCCCGCCATCATCTCGCGACAGATGATAACCGAGGGCTTCGGCTGGACGATTCGCCGGGCTCCTCACACCGTAGGACCACGAGGTAACGCCATCGAAGTCACTCAACCAGTCCTCTAGCTGCCGCACGTTACCCGGCTCGCGGATCTGGTCGGGCTCCACCATGCACAGCGTCGGCCTGCCATTGGTCCCCAGTTCGATGTAGGCGAACGCCTCGCCATCCTCGCGGCTGCGGTGATGCAACTCCCGATCGAGGGAGCCGACCATGTCCACATCATCCACGAACCGATCGATCACCCGCTGGCACAACTCGACCAACTGCTGATCTTGCCCCTGTGCGGTGAACTCGAACCCCGGGCCGAAGGTATATTCCGCCAGCCGGTCCAAAGCAGCAGTCGCGACAGGTGTCAAAAGCGACAGGTTCCTGGCTGCCCCCCGGATGTACGCCAAGTCGACTTCGCTGTCATAGTACGGCTTGAACCGCCCATCGCTGCGATCGGTGACGCTCGTAAACGGATTGACGGCCGTCGGATAGCCGAAGGTCGGGTCATCGTACAGGTAGCCCCTCCGGTCGATCGTCTCGGGGACAAACGCCTCCAGCAGTGCCTGGATCGCTTCGCTCATTGTCTCGCCTCGTCCTCTTGGTTTTCCGCCCACACCGCAGACACTCGCGGTATTCCACCCTGCCCCACGATGACCGCACCCGCATTGGATGCCCGCAGACACACCACACGATCAGACTACGATACCGGCCCAGCGTCATGGAGTGTATGCCAGTTCCTCTGCATCGTATTCGTTGGCCGCGATCCCGTTCAGTGTCCGCACCGCCATTTCGAGCGCGTCCGGCCCGTCGTCATGGTCGCCCCGAGGGAACTCCCCGAGTTGATCCAGCAGCAGCCGGGAGCCCTGCGAGTCGCTGAACCGGAACATGTCCGCCGCCAGCAGAGGGCCGAGACTCGACAGCCGCAGGATCTTGTTGCCCGTGTTCACGATGGTCTGAAGTGGCAGCATGATCCCGTGAGACATGGCCGCACTCTGGAACGACTCGCCGAGTACCCGCTGGAAACCGTTGCCCTCCAAGACCATCAGGTTCGCTCGATGCTTGGCGTACATCCCCACGGCATCCGCTGCGATCTCCGTCTCGCTCCGTCGCCTGATGTCCGCGTCGACCCACAGCCGGCCCGAGGCACGCCCCACGAAGACGATGGCCGAGTAATCCCCCTTGCGATCGTCGGCACCCAGGGACGGATCAACCGCCACCACCCCGAACTCAAACGCATCGGGCCACCTGGCAGCCGTCACCTTGTCTCCCAGGTATTGACCCCACTTCGATTCGCCCCACTTGCCGGGGCGTTGTTGGAACATCGACCGCCACCAGTATTCCGACCGCTCCCGCCTCATCTGCTCCAGCCGCTGCACGGGATACCGCTCGGGCCACAACGCCTCCCCCGGCTGCCGGCCCAGCACGTCCCCAGGCTCGGCCAGCGCTGGCAACGTCAACCTGCGGATCTGCCCCCCGCTCTTCAGCAGCCGCCCGAAGATGTCGTCCTCATGCCATCTGGTCATGATCCCGATGACCACGCCCCTCGGCTCCAATCGCGTGCTGGCCGTGGACTGCCACCAGTCCCAATGGTTCTCTCTGGTCGTGGCAGACAACGCCTCCTCCGCGTTCTTGACCGGGTCATCGATGATCAGCAGGTTTGCTCCTCGCCCGGTCATGGGCCCGCCCACGCCTGCCGTGCTCATGCCCCCGCCCGCTGTCGTGCTCCAATCGTCTGCCGCCGAGTTGTCGCCCGACAATCCCCGACCGAACACCGGACACGCCGCCTCGACGAACACCTGCCGGGCTTTGCGTCCCCACGATCTCGCAAAGGTCGCCTCATACGCTGCCAGCATGACCCGCCGATCTGGCCACACCCCGAGATACCACGCCGGGAGGAACTTGCTGACCAACTCGCTCTTCCCATGCCGAGGGGGAGCCTCGATCAATAGAATCGGCTGGCTCCTGCCGGTG